TTTGATGCTGCGACTTTGCAGTCATTGAACTTCTTCACACAAACGGAAAACTGCCCACCAAGCGAACTTGGCGACTTCCTTGATATCCAGGGTATCATAAATCAAATGATTGAGGAGTATAAAGAGTCTGCTTGCAGCGGCGAAGATGTTCCTTTGAGTTCAAAGATAAGAAACGTAATCAAGTTTGGTATGTATTTGCTTTTGGTTCAGATACATATTGCCGAAGTTATTATTAAAAATATCTTTGTTATGTCGGCTTATAACCTTGATAGCATTCTTGATAGAAACAGTTTTGTATTCACATTCATTAGAGGGCAAATCCTTCAATCTCTCTTGTTCTATTTTGATGCTATTGAACCATCGGCTGAGAACAGAATACGAATGGATCTAACATCTTATTTCAATCTCAAAGCACGACGTTCTGTTGTGGCTCAGAGGGGTGGTATCTTATATCTAGATGGAACAGTGGCGATCCCAGCAGGTACACAGTTCTCAATAACAGATGAAGATACTTTCTTTGGTTTTGATGAGATATTAGATTTTTTGATCTCGGATAGAATCGATAGAAGTCGTCAAGTAATCAATAATGCTTTGCGTAAAGCGCTTCCAAACACGAATCAACTATCCTTCAATGAGTCTATGTTGAGGACGCTACCGGGGATTACTGTTCAAAATGACGAGCCGTCTGCAATATCAAGCGTTATATCGCAATTGACGCCATCATCATTAAGGCTTTTGAATATTCCGGAAGTTGGATTGATGATGACAATGAAACTTTCCGGGGAGAACGCCGCTACCGCTACCTCGGAGCAATACGAGAACCTGTTGACTTCGGATAGAGAACAGCAAAACTTGGACCCGCTACCAGTCAGCGAGTCAGATTTTACACAAGGTACGGTTCCATTCGTGAGCTTGACCGGGGCGCAACGAAGATATGTTAATGGTACAGTAACAGCCAATACGGAAACAAATAGAATTTTTGTTCATGTTACTTTGGGCGCCGGCGTGATGGGTGATGAGTTCCAAGCTCTGAACACTGCTAGGGCTGAGATAAATAACACTTATCCAAACGCTTTCTTAACCGAAGCAGTACCAGTGATCATTATTTCAACCCCAGGTGTTGGACTACGATACGGTTGGCAAGTCAAGGGAACATTGGATACAACCCAACAACAAGATACAGAAGATTCTTTTTCTACAATCACCCAACAAGAAGAAGATGTAACTGGTCGTCGTTACTTCAAGCTTTGGGTCAAGAAAGGCCAGAATGTGTATCTCTTGTTAGACCTAGGCTATAGAAACGAAGGGATCCCTCCGATCACCTCTGATGACGCACAGGGACTTGGTGGTATGCCTATAGGTGGTCTACCAACAATACCGTCATAGGAAAGATATTATGTCATATTTTATTGGAAATACTGCTGCTGAAAAGAATCTTGCTAACGCACTCATTGATAACCTTCACGATGAGTTTGGCTTACCGTTGTCTGATAGTAACAATGGTGGTCCGGGGTTTGCGTATCTGCCTGACACGGACCGCGATGTAGTTGGTGACTTGGGCGATGCTGATTCGCCTCAGAGAGCACAGTGGGAAGCGCTTTTAGAAGAAGCAAACACCACTATACAAAGAACGGCCAATATGTACAGCAACACGCCCGAAGATTTTAAACAGCAGATTTTTCCCGAGTTTGGTATCGAGTATTGGGATACGTCGCTAAACTTTGCAACCACTGATTTGCGGCCTACCTCTCCACCGGGCGAGCCACCGCCGCCGCCGTTTATATCTTATACGCGCCCCAATGCAGAAAGGTTTTTTTGGAGCGAGCTAGCGGGCCCTCCTACCTACACAGTTAAAAACTTGATCCTAATCTATCAAGCTCTTATGGGTGATGGTGGATACAGCCCGTTTCCGGATCCGGGGACCGACCCGCGGGTGGCCGCTACAGATGGCTTATTAGGCCGCTGGGATCAAGGTCGTGTTAGTGAGTTGTTATTTGTAGTGAATCGAGAGCTGGACCTAAGACAAGAAGCTGTCTCAGAAGCTGTAGCAACTCAAGAGTATATTTTAGATTCTATCGGTATCGATTATGAAGCAGACGACATCAACTTTATAATGAACAACGATGACTTCACTAGATTCTTCTCCACAACATTTGATTCTGATACGATCTCTTTAATACCGCTTATTTACAACTTCTATCTTTCTTCAAAGTATTTCCAAGGAATCAACGAAGCTTTCCGGACACCAAAAGACAGAGTTTTAAGCATAATCTTGTCTACCATAGCGAACGATAACAACTTTGATTCAACCCCTGATCTCTCAAGGCCAGCAGCAAATAACGCTATAGCAAGCTCTACCGGTCAAGATCAGAACGCAGCTTTCAACTCTGCCGCAAGAGATTTTATTCTCAAGATGCTTATCAAGACCCCAATCGATATTCTAAAGGGCGTTGTAGAGCTTGCAGACCCACACGTTGCGATCTCAAAGGGTATCAAGATAGGAACTGGTTTTGCTTTTAATGAGTTAGTCAAAGTCATAGATGATAGTGGTATCCCGCAGGAACTAAATACCGCATTGGCTGAGGGGCCACAAGGAAATCTCAACCCATCGGCTAGCGGAGAAGATATAACAAAACTATTACTGTGCCTTGTTGATTTTGCTATGCAAGAAGGGCTGGCCCAGGCATACGATCAATCGCTGGCCCCACCAAATGACGGCCTACCAGCAGTTCCAGAAAACTTCTTCCCTAGAGTATCTATTGATGGTATTGACTTCACGGGAACTGTCTCTGGAATGCTTATGATGCCTCCGAGCCCACTTGGTATCATTTATTTATTATTAGAACTACTTAAAAGTGATATTACGAATCAAACGAATAATGTCTCAAACGCTAGTGCAGAAAACGCCGATGCAAACGAGTGCAGCGACACACCGGAGGAAGGATAAATGGCATCTGGATTATCTCCAAAGTTACCATTAACAGTAAGCGAGGTATTCGGNCCTTACAACTTAAATGTTACTTTTGAAGAGTTAGCAAAGCAAAATCTTAAAATGCTTATTTTAACTATTCCGGGCGAAAGAATCATGGATCCAAACTTTGGCGTGGGANTAAGAAGGTACTTATTTGAGTTCAATGGCTCCAATACTTACTCTCTTATAGAGTNAAAGATCCGCGAACAGGTTGGAAGATACTTAAGTTACATCCAGATAGACAATATTCAGTTTCAAATACCAGAAGGAAATCCAGACCTTTACCCTCATAACCTTTCGGTAGCTATATCTTTCACAATATTACCACTTCAGCAGTCAACATCTTTGCAAATTGATGTTGATCAACCTATTTAGAGAAGCATATTATGGCCAAAAAACTACAACCTATCGATTACACAAGCCGCGACTTCGACTCTATTCGTAGAGACCTAGAAAACTACGCGAAGAGATACTACCCAGATACATACAAAGATTTCAACCAAGCCTCTTTTGGCTCTTTGATGTTGGATACAGTTGCCTACATCGGTGATATTTTATCCTTTTACCTTGATTATCAAACAAATGAATCGTTTTTAGAGTCTTCTATCGAGTACAATAACGTTGTTCGCCTTGCAAGACAGATGGGCTTCAAGCTAAACACAAGCCCTTCTTCTTACGGATTGTTAACATTTTACATTCAGGTACCATCGGACGCCAATACAGCTGGTCCTAACCTAGAATACGCGCCAGTTCTGCGCGCAGGATCTATCTTCTCTTCTACAGGAGGTGGTCTTTATACTCTCTTGGAAGACGTAGATTTTGCAGTATCTACAAATCAGGTTGTAGTTGGTACTGTCGATTCTACCACTGGTAACCCAACAAACTTTGTTATTAGGGCACAAGGCCGAGCAGTATCTGGTAGAACGCTTTTCAAAGAGTTGCAAGTAGGAAACTTCCAAAGATTCTTAAGAGTAGACTTAGAGAACAGTCGTGTTGCTGAGGTTTGACTGTTTTGGATTCCGAAGGGCACGAATATGTAGAAGTAGATCACCTCTCGCAAAATGTTGTGTACAAAGCCATTCGTAACACCAATACGTCCACTAACTCAACTGTAAGAAATATTCTTAAAGCAGTTCCAGTTGCAAGAAGATTCACAGTCGAGCGCGAGGGAGACAGAACATACTTACAGTTTGGTTATGGCTCTGACTCTGAGTTACTATCCGATTCAGTCGCAGACCCTACGAATCTTGTTTTGGATTTGAACGGTCGTAACTACATTACGGATGCCGACTTCGATCCGACAAAACTAATCAGCACAGATAAGTTTGGCATTGCTCCGGCNAATACNACNNTAAGAATTGGGTACAGAGTAAACCTAACTAATGATGTTAACGCTGCTGTAAACTCTATTACAGGCGTTGATCGTCCTCTATTCCGCTTTGCTTCACAGGGTTCTTTGTCGCAGACACTTCGCAACACTGTTATCGGCTCCCTAGAGGTTCTAAACGAAGAGCCATTTGTTGGTGATATATCTTTGCCTTCCTCGGAAGAGATTAAGCAAAGAGTATTTGGATTCTATGCTACCCAGAATAGAGCAGTAACCATTCAGGATTATCAATCAATCTGCTATGGAATGCCTGCAAAGTTCGGATCTGTTAAAAGAGCGGCAGTTGTTAGAGACTTTGATGAGTTCAAGAGAAACCTTAACATCTATGTTATTTCAGAGGACACAAGCGGAAAATTGCTCACTGCAAACACAACTCTAAAGAACAACTTAAGAAGTTGGCTTTTACAGTATAAAGTAGTTAACGATACCATTGATATTTTAGATGCCGAAATCGTTAACTTCGGAATCAACTACGTTGTGGCTGTTGATTTAAACACAAATAGATTCAATGTTATCAATCGAGCGAATGCAGCCTTGAGAGATTATCTTGTTAAAAATCAATATGATATCGGTGAGTCTATTCTTATAACAGACTTCTACAAAGTTCTACAAAAGGTAAACGGTATTATAGACGTTATAGACTTAGAAATTGTTGGTAAAACAGGAGCATCCTACGCAGATTCGTCATTTAGTTTTGAAGATAATCTTTCTGCTGATGGTAGAAGAATCGAAGGTCAAGAAAACGCAATCTTCGAACTTAAGTTTGCGAACGTGGATATCAAGGGAGCAGTCCAGTAATGGCTATTTTAAGATACACAGCTAGCGCTGATAATACAATCACTAATGCTTTTGAGGCCAACTTGGTCACGAGAGGCACAGGCTCCAACATGGGATACGCCGATTCTCTTGAGGTATTTTC